ACGTTGTTCCAATTGGCGCTTGTTGTGTTGACACTGTTGCGTGTGCTGTTCCAATCAGCGCTCGTTAAACTTACATCCGTGTAAACATTGTTCCAATTGGCGCTATTGTTATCCAGATACTCTGTTAATCCATCAATTGCAGAAGAAAGTGATTGTATTTGGTTACTCTCTTCCCATTCAGCGCTGTATGTGTTGACAGTTAAATATACTGAATCCCAATTTCCACTCTTTGCTAAAACATTATTGTAAACAGATTTAAAATTATATATATCATCATTAGATATTGTTTGATCAACAAGAGTTATATCACCATCCACTCTGAGATCACCATCAATAATATCATAACCACTGAGTTCTCTAACCTTGATGTCAATAACGTCAACAAAGCTACTCAAAGCTGTTATGCTCGTGAATACGGCTGTAGTGCCTGTTAAATGTCCTGTTAAATCAAGATCACCTGTGATTGTGTCACCAGAGACATTGACATATGTGGTTCTGTTGTAATCGCTGTTGTTAGTAGCGCTGTCAGCTTGCACCCAACTGTAAACACTGTCCCAATTGGCACTCGTTGCTAACACGCTAGAGTGTGAACTGTTCCAATTGTCTTTTTCTGTTTGTTCAACAAACTTATGTTCTGTGTGTATATCATCTAGATCATCCGGATCAAGAGTGACACTCGGGCCTTGGTAACCATTAATAAAACGTACCATGTTGTTAGGCGCGAATAACTTCTCAAATCCTGCGTATGCGGCGATATTGGAATAGTAAACACCTGTTGGGTAATCTGTTGTGGCTATTAAATTATCTTCAGTAGAATTGACGAGAACTATATCACCTCTATGTAATCTATAGCGTAGATCCTCCACAAGAGATGGATTCTCAACTCTGTATACATTTGTTATAGCTACCGCCGGTACTTGATCATCTCTAAGTACTAAATTACCATTAACATCAGCTGATAGAGTTGCAAAGCCTGAATCACCGCTTGTTGAGTTAATATAACTATAAACACTGTTCCAATCAGCACTGGTTTCACTCACATCAGTGTAAACATTGTTCCAATTAGCGCTGGTACTATTAACACTGTTACGTGTGCTGTTCCAGTCGGCACTGGTCTCGCTAACATCAGTGTAAACGTTGTTCCAATTGGCGCTGGTTGCGTTGACACTTGAACGTGTGCTGTTCCAATCAGCACTGGTTTCACTCACGTCAGTGTAAACACTATCCCAATTGGCGCTGGTTGCGTTGACACTTGAACGTGTGCTGTTCCAATCAGCACTAGTCAAACTAACATCTGTGTAAACATTGTTCCAGTTAGCACTGGTCAAACTTACGTCTGTGTAAACATTGTTCCAATTGGCGCTTGTTGTGTTGACACTTGTACGTGTGCTGTTCCAGTCGGCACTGGTCTCGCTAACATCAGTGTAAACATTGTTCCAGTTAGCACTGGTTGTGTTGACACTGTTGCGTGTGCTGTTCCAATCAGCACTAGTCAAACTAACATCTGTGTAAACATTGTTCCAGTTAGCACTGGTTGTGTTGACACTGTTGCGTGTGCTGTTCCAGTCGGCACTGGTCTCGCTAACATCAGTGTAAACATTGTTCCAATTGGCGCTGGTCAAACTTACGTCTGTGTAAACATTTTTCCCATTTTTACTATCCACACTTGTGAAAATCTCACCGTCCGAGAAAATCAGGCTATGTTCGTCGAGATATATATCACCAGCAGCACTGATCGATCCACCAACAGTCAAGTCACCATCGATGATATCGTAACCGCTCAACTCTCTAACTTTGATGTCGATAACATCTACAAAGCTACTCACTGCTGTGATGCTGGTGAAGTATGCTTCGTTGCTTGTTATTTTACCGGTGATGTCAAGATCACCAGTGATTGTGTCGCCGGAGACATTGACAAATGTGGTTCTGTTGTAATCACTGTTGTTAGTGGCACTGTCACTACTAACAAAACTGTAAACTTTGTTCCAACTAGCACTAGTCTCACTAACATCCGTGTAAACGTTGTTCCAACTGGCACTTGTGTTATGAACACTGTTACGCGTGCTGTTCCAATCTGCACTGTTGACACTAACATCTGTGTAAACGTTATCCCAATTGGCGCTGGTCTCACTAACATCTGTGTAGACGCTGTTCCAATTGGCACTGGTTAAACTTACATCCGTGTAAACGTTATCCCAATTGGCACTTGTGTTATGAACACTGTTGCGTGTGCTGTTCCAGTCGGCACTGGTCTCACTAACATCTGTGTAGACGCTGTTCCAATTGGCACTGGTTGCGTTGACACTGTTACGTGTGCTGTTCCAATCAGCACTGGTCTCACTAACATCTGTGTAGACGCTGTTCCAATTGGCACTGGTTGCGTTGACACTGTTACGTGTGCTGTTCCAATCAGCACTGGTGTTGTGAACACTACTGTACGTGCTGTTTAAATTTTTGCTATTACCACCAGACCAATATAAATCCTCTGCATGTAAGTTTTTTGTGTATACGTTCTTCCAACGTTTGTCAGGTTCACCTATATTATATATAACATCCTTGTCAGGTGTGAAATTACTATCAATATCTGCATGAAACTGTACATTGTCTTGATCACTATCACCAACATTGATGATACCATCGAACCCTGCACTTAAATAAGCGTTACCATCCACTCTAAGATCACCTTTGACATGTAAATCTTCACTGATAGTTAGACTTCCTGACAAACTATCAACAACAATTGAGTCAGTAATAGTAATGTTACCATCTATTGTTGTGTCACCTTTTACATTTAAAGCACCCTCAACATCAAAATCAGCTGTTGTTACAGTGTCAAGACGCTTAGGTTTGTCTTGAACCAATACATTTCTAGTCCAGAACTCCACATCAACTTGCGGTACAACCGCTATCTTGACAATACGTTCATTTGTAGGTACATCTGTGGCTGATAGAACAACAGCAGTAACAGTCGCGAATGGATTGTCACTTGTGTGTAACAGATGACTAGTATCATCAAGAACTACTGCTTGTGTGTTGTAGTCGTCCCACTTGGCAACAATCTGATAATTAAATGTTTGCGTGTCTCCGGCTTCAACACCTAACGTTACATCGTCTTCTAAAGCTTCGAATGTGAATGAGAAGAAGTTTTGTATAGTCGAAGTGTCATCATTGTACAAATCATACTCAATACCAACATCTGTACCGACAAAAGTTTGTGTTGTACCGTTAACATATCTTGTGGTGGTGTGATTTTTTGTCGCAACTCCGGACAACACGTTCATTTCCGTCGCTCCATTTGTACCTCCACCTACATTTCCGATGGAACTTTCATGTACTGTCAAATAATCAACAACGAGATTGCGTATGTTTACTGTTTGTGTTGCAGAAACGTCACCTGTAAATGTTGTCTTCCCGGTGGAACTATCATAACTCAAACCAGGTTCACCGGTTCCTGATTGAAACAGTTGTAAATCTACTGGTTCATCAGGTCCTCCAATTGTAACAATATCATTACCGTTACTAGAAGTCTTTTCATCTAGTCGTAACATGTTCACACCACCTGCAATGAAAGAAATCGTATCAGGTGTGAATCTAATCAGCGTGTCCTCATCATCTGTGTGTCTGATATCACTCGCTAATCGCAAATTACCGTCAATTATATGAACATTACCAAACACCTCTAACGTCGGATCTGGTTGCATCTCTACAACCCCTTCTGGAAGCTCTCCAATCTGTACCGGTCCTCTGGCTGTCACGCCAGATGTGAATAGAGATCTACAATCAACTTTGAATGGATGTTCCGGTAACTGAGGGAATGTAACATTTTCAACCTCACCGTCAGTTGGATCACCAGAATTTATTGATCCTGGTAAGTAACCTGTTTGATTACATCCAGTGAACAACCACGGTCCGTTGATTGCTGAGATAGAACCAGTGATGTTAAGATCAGTATGTACATCAAGACTGTTATCACCTTCAATTAACATACGACCATCACTTGTATCAACGGTCAATTGGTCCACTTCCAAGTGCGTGTCGATATCAACACCGGACTCATTTTCAAAATTGATCTTTCCAGTCCCAGAAACTACAAAATCACCGTCAGTTGTATCGATTGTCACTTGATTGAGTGTTGTGGCTTGTTCAACATTCAAAGTACCAGGTAAATTCATGTTACCTGCGACTGAAAGATCTTTGGAGAGTACTAGATCGGTTTGTATGTATGTTGTACCATCACCATAAATTGTAAAATCTCTATTGAAATCTTTATCAGTCACAAACGTTGTGTTTGTGTATGATATTAAATCACCCACGAGTGTTGTTGTTTGGTCAACCCTTAGCTCCTCAATACCACTGTACCTAGAATATATGTTTGTGCCCCAGATTTCACGCCAAGCGTAATCACTGCTACCCAAATTATGCAAAGAATTACCATCATCATCCGTAACTGGGAGTATATCACTATCTACAAATACATTAAAATATAACAAGTCACTCGTTATATCATTACCTAAATGTAAAACATTTTGGTCATCACTATTTAAAAATGTATCACCATCAACAGTTAAATTACCTCTGATTAAAACATCACCATTAAAATTCGAATCAGAAACAACATTGAGTGTATCTGCCGTGAGAGATGTTGTTGCTAATTGGCCTACGAGTACACTTGGTGCGGTTAAATGTGTTGAGATATAAGCATTATCAGTGTTTAAATTAGTTGTATTCGTATTGTATGTATAAATATTTCTCCATACTAAAGAGGTGGAACCTAAATTGAAAATATTACCCTCATCTGGTATAAGATCGCTCGCAATTTTTGAATTGAAAATGATATCATCACTATCAGTATCACCAACATTTATTACTCCGCTAGCACCGGCACTAAGATACGCGTTACCATCAACTCTTATATTACCAGTTATATGAAGATTTGAATCAATCCGGACTGGTGTTGTTATAATAGTCTCACCCTCTCCTAATATCTGTAGATTACCGTCTGTCGTATCAATAATAGTAGTGTCGAGTGTTGTTATTCCGTCAATATCTAATGAGTCTCTAATATTAGCTGATTGAATCCATGTATGTTCATTTAAATCGACCGGGGCGTTGAAAATTACCTTGTTGTCACCAGCGAACGTGGCCGGTTGATTGTCGGTGCTTACATCTAATGATGCTAGAATTGTTGGTACATCAACGATTAACCCATTTTTATTTTCCCACGTTAAATCGCTGTAAATTCTTAATGGTCCTTGAGTTGTATCAACTGTTAATTGTCTGGTTTTTACAGGTAATGTGAACGTTGATTCAACATCCACATTGAACAACCCAGATCCGTTGATATCAACATTGTTATTGACACTCGTCTCGGCAACAAATGTTTCAACCGTGACGGTCGTTCCTTTGAAATTTGAATCAACGTTGACATCAAGTATATTAACGCCATTGATAACAAAATCACCATCATTTGTATTGATAGTGGTTTTGTTTAGATTAGTTGGTGTGTAAACAAAAAATTGCCCCTGACCGTGTATCACAGTGTTACCATCAGTAGTATCGATTGTAACTCTGTCCAATTGTGTATGAGTATCTACATCCAATCCACCATCTGCTGTGATCAACACACCATTCTCACCAACAATTGATGTTGAACCGTCAGTTGTATCTATAGTTACTTGATCTAAGTTTGTATGAGTGTCAATATCAACAGGATTTGCTCCATTGACATAAAAAACACCATCAGATGTATCTACAGTTACTTGATCCAAGTATGCATGAGTATCAACATCAAGACCCTGTGAAGCACCAATGTATACATCATTAGTACCGATGATATTCAAGCTGTTGTCACTAGTGTCGATAGTGACTTGATCCAATTGAGTATGTGTATCAACATCCAATCCATCATCAGTATCAATGTAAACTTTGTTACCACCAGTGATCAACATGTCACCATCAGTGGTATCAACCGTCAACTTGTCAACACTAACTGGTTCATCAAAATCCGCCGGTGTATCAACATCTAGTCCACTCTCTGTGGTGATATGCAATTTGTTATCACCTTGAACAACCATATCACCATCAGTGGTATCAACGGTTAACTGATCTAACTGTGTGTGTTGATCGATATCAACATGTGTATCAACATTGATCCCTTCAGGACCTACAACGCGCATCTCTCCATCAGTAGTGTCAACTGTCAATTGATCCAATCTGGTGTGTGTATCGACATCAAGTCCTTGTGTTGCGTCAATTTTCACACCGTTACTACCGGTGATTTTGGTGTCACCGTCGTCTGTATAGATTGTCACTTGATCCAATTGTGTGTGACTGTCAATAACAACACCGGATGTGGTCTGAACAAATATACGATGATCACCATGAACATAAAATTGACCATCAGTTGTGTCGACTGTCAGCTTGTCTAGTTCTGTAGGAACGTCAACATCAAAAATATTAGCAGTGGCATCATTGTTACCGCCATGAACATAGAACTTACCATCAGTAGTGTCAACTGTCAGTTTGTCAATGTTGACTGGTTCGTCAAAATCTGCAGGGGTGTCAACGTCAACTCCGTTGTTTGTCGTGATGTGTAACTTGTTATCACCTTGAACAACCATGTCACCATCACCTGTATCGACTGTCAATTGATCCAATTGAGTGTGTGTGTCAATATCCACTCCTGGATCTGTGTTGATATATACAAGATTGTCACCAGTGACAAACATTCTATCATCAGTTGTGTCGACCGTCAGTTTATCAAGCTCTGTTGGTACATCAACATCAAAAATATTAGCAGTGGCATCATTGTTACCGCCATGAACATAGAACTTACCATCAGTAGTGTCAACTGTGAGCTTGTCTAGCTCGGTCGGAACATCAACATCAACAATGTTAGCAGTAGCATCGTTGCTACCACCATGAACATAGAACTTCCCGTCCGTAGTATCAACAGTCAATTTATCAAGCTCGGTAGGAACATCAACATCAAAAATGTTAGCAGTAGCATCGTTGCTACCACCACTTACCAAGAATTTACCATCAGTAGTGTCAATCGTTACTTGATCAAGATATGTGTGATCATTCACATGTAATCCACCCTCGATGTACAATGATCCACTAGTACCTGGATCTTTTTGTTGGTTTTGGTCGGCTACTTCATTTGGATCCGACACAACACTCACACTACCAACGATGGTCATTCGTTGATTCGGACGATCTATTTCATCTAAATTACCAAGATTTATACCAATCCATCCACCTAGTTCACTTTTGTTGTCAGCAGAACCTGTTATTAAGAATGTTGAGATGCTATCATTTTTGAAATGAACAATATCATTTGTACCATACTGATCAACAGTCAAGGCGGCAGTTTTACCGTTGGTATTATCAGCTAAAACTTCAATTTCCGTTGCACTCTTGGCATGTACTTGTGTGTGTAGATATGTTAACTCACCTAAAGCTGTAAGGTTCCCGGTGATAGTAACATCACCGTCCACCAACATGCTGTCTCTGAACACATTCCAGCCAACAGGATTCAACACTTCATATGGTAAATCTAATGTGTCTCTGTTACGCGACTTACCAGCATTACCATTATTGAATGGATGTGTGTTGTTGGCACTGATCACACCATTCAAACAAAAATCACCTATGAATGGAAACTCAGGACTCGCAATTGGATCCAAACCACTATCGATAATATGAGGACTAGGAAGAGTGTGGTGATTTGCAGAGTGAAATTTGTTGTGAAACTTTCGATTACCGGCCATATACAATACTTATTCTAGGAATAATGTTATAATGTGATAATATTTTAAAAACAGGTCACATATCTCGCTAAACTATTGATTTATAACAAATAATAATTTATATCAAGTTAAAATTATTGTTCTAGACGGATCTGGATACACATTTATACTCGTTTCTTCCATGTTATCCGCGATAATTTGCTGCAAATCAAAAATCTTCTTCAAACACCTGTTAACAGTCTCGGATAAAACAACTTCATTACTTGAAATATAATTATCCATCGTGATGTTGTAGTTGAGCCGCTCAATATCATCTGAATTCACATACCTGAACCCTAAATATTGTGAAATACCCTTATCATCAAAAAAAGTAGCAAATTTTCTTGATATATTCTCTAATAACATCAAATTGTTGTATAGTGTCTTGTATATTGCTTTGTTGTAACAAATAACACCAACATTATCATCAGGCTGAACAGCAATTTTATCAAAAAGCATGATGTTTTGATCGATTTGACTTTCCAGGCTGTTTTGAAAACCAGAATCTTCCAGAAAGCGATACAATGTGTTGTTGTATTTCTCGAAAAGAAGCATCTCATCCTTCTGTACACCATTGTAAATAACCGGAAAAATTGCTAAATCTTGTAAATCTCTATTGACAGTGCTGGCTCCTATGCTTCGATCTTCAAATCTAAATCTACCCACGAAGCTAGTCGGTCTAGAAACGTATTTTTTGTAAACATTTTTGTTTGTAATAATGTACATCATGTTCATGTTCTCGATACTGAAATATATTTTTTTGTATATTTCGGTCGCTACAGTCGATTCATGTTTGTTGAAATCCATCAGGTCGTGAGAATCTAATTTGTTGAACTCCCTATCAAAAGAAACAACTACAGGTACTTGATCAGCTATTGTTTCATCATTACATAACATGTAAATTTGATCGAAACGCGGATTGTACTCTACATCTATTAATTTTTGTGTGTTTATTTTACCTAAATTGTAACTATTTTTCCAGTTCAAATGTGAATCAAACTGTTTAACCACACATTCTAACGAGATCGGGTCCTGATCAACAATAAAAACATCATCATGAATCATAAACAAACACACAGGTGATAAAAATCTAATCTTGTCGTCTAAAATACCATGTCCACCTACCATACCAGTCATCAATCTACCAGGCGTGTCATTTTTTAAAATAGCTTCATCTAGCGCAGTGATACCAGACAGGTCGAACTTGAAGATGATGTTATGATGTGCGTCCAACACAAACAAATCTTTATTATCATTGATATTCATATCAACAATATTTTCAAAAAATATACCATTAGACGGATGAGTTATATTACTATCTGATCTTATGACACTGCCTAGTGCATCTGGATTTATAATCACATCAATACTAACAGTATCTACTCCGCTTAACAAAATTATGTTTGTTGTTGTTGCTGCGATCATGTTGAATGTGTCAGGGTAGAGTGTATTTTGTAACTTGATCACATGCTTAACACCGTTTAATTCGCTGTCTGGTTCTGGAACGTCTTGGTTCAAATAACTCCACTCCACACCACTACCCTTATCAGAGACTATGCGATCACCTATTATGATATCTGGTATATCGTTTGTTGGTATCACTGAATATGACAACAAATACAACCAATTTTTATAGATCGATTCAAGAGAAAAATTAATTGTTTCGGATAAAACAAAATCGTTTGCGTTAATTTTAATTTCATTCCAATCAACTGGTAATGACACCGTGTCACCCGGTAGGCGATCTTGTAGCAATCCGTAACGCCTGATCTCATTCACAATAATACTATCAAAACTCGATGTGTTCATGTTATCCAGTTAATTTTATTTATAGATGAATTGACAGGTAATGCTTGATTTACAACATCAATCAATTCGTTTGCTAAGTGTTGTTGTTGATCGACATCAACAATAGAGTCATTTGTTATGCTTATGTTGAAATCTTTACTTTTTACACCAGGTTTTCTGTGTTTATAAAATTTATTTGCATGATCAACAAAATTACGTTTACCTGCCGGTAATGTCAGGTTCAAAGCTCGAACTTGTTGTTGCTCTCTGCTGAGCATTTTTATTTTTTGAAAATTTAAATACTCATTATACACCCGGTAATTTCTGAGCTTGAAATCTCCGGCGAACGAGTAATGATCCAACCTGAGTCTTTCACTGAATGTGACATTGTTGAAAAATGGTTCTGCACCCACGAGTATGGGATCATGTATAGATCTACTGAATTTATAAGCAGATCCACTAGCTGCATCATCACTCGTCTGCGCGTCACGCATCACACCATCCACAAACAAGCTCAAATTACTATTGACACTGTTGAAAGAAAACGCAAAATGATGATAACCTGAAGAAAAATCATCAGTATTGACGACAAGCTTTTTGAGTTTGGTCTTGTCTGTGTCAAAATAACTTTGGTATTTAAATTGAAATATTAAATTGTTGGAATGTATTGTGTCTCGACAAATCCACCTGTAGTTTTCAAAACATGTGATGTCATGTTGTGAATTGAGGTCAACAGTCGGTAGTGAGATCATCTGATACTCACGTAAAGTATGAGCATTATCAATTTCTAACTTTAAAAAATGAACATTGTCATCAATATCTCGTAATAAAACTATCTGATATGTGTTGTAACCCCGTTGTTGATCTACTTCAGTGACTAGATCCATACACGCTTGTGTGATTTGTGTTTGACTTATGTTTTCATTTAGATTTTTGAGATCAACACTCGAGCTTATGTTTCTCAGACTGTCCATCATGGATAGCTTCGTGTTATCATACAATACATGTATATTATTATCATGGTCACATTTGATTGTATTGACTATATCATTAGCAGATAATGAACTGAAAGTAGACCCGGAATCTCTGTTCACTCCACCGCTCAATTTTATGACACCCTCTGGTCCCGCCACTGGAACAGCACTGGAATTGCCGCGAACAAGATTGACAGTGTTGTCCCTATATTCTTGATTCCACTTAGTTATAAGATTGAAAAGTGTTGACACGCCATCACCGTATAATGTAATATCATTACCCTTGAATCCTTCAAAATTCTCTGTTGCGACCAATAAAACCTCACTCTGACCAACACCAACTCCTTGCTCACCCACTATTCCTGTCCAGCTAGCATTGACTCCTAGTCTGTTACTCAATGTATACTTAAACACCCTGTTGTTTTTTATAAACCATACACTATTATCATTATCAATGGTGTATCCGTCACAATTTATTTTGAACTGATATGTACCATCATCAATTGATTGAACATATGTTTTTTGGGACAATCCCCAACCGAAATCTTCATCTAAACCAGCTAGATGTTCAATCGAGCCGATGACTAGATTGTATGGATACGGTCTGTTGAGTAAATCTTGTGTTTCGTCGTATAGATCCCAACGCGTCACATCTTTCGCACCATCCAATATATAATATGAGTTGTTATCAATAGTAGCACAGGTGATATCATCACCAAACACTGTGGATTCTACCAACATCCCTTTCATATCATATGATGTTGCTGATACACTGTCAAACATGATGATATCCTCATTGCCTGGTAGCTTCACAACACTATTGACGTTTGCGATCGGAGGATTCATGATCAAATCCATGTTTGTGTTGTATACAAAAACACTATCCGGTCCACGTAACAGAATATAAGGTGTTAAATTTTGCTTGTTAAACACACCAACACCATGATTGGTGTAATTACCTAAAAACTGTCCTGCGAAAGGTTTAGACCAGTCATCTCTATGCATTTGAAACGAAATTGTGAAATCACTATTGGTAATATTTGATGGCGTTACAGTTTCGATGTATTGATCTCTGTTGAAAGTTATCTCATCATCAATGTTTGTTTGTAAAACACGACTCTGATTGTAAGCAGGTGCGATACCGTCGTGTATCATGTTGGTACTAGCATTTTCTATTATAGTTGATATCTGTTTCTCTCCTAATCTATAGTAAGCGTACAATGAGCCTGGTTCGAACGTTAAATCACTGATTTTATCGAAAATATATTGATTTTCCACACCTAATATATCCACTATATTTTCAAATTTAGTGGTGTATGAAGAATATTGACCTTCAATCTCAAGAGCTTGTTGTGTGCTGAACTTTTCCGGGTTGTAATAACGATCCACCCACACTGGCGGTGGATTGTCTGTTTCCTCCCATTCATCCGGATTGATACTAGGCTTTTGCCCGGTGTTTTCAATCTTACAACGATAAACTTTGTTGTCAAAATTGACGATAACATTCTCTCTATAAAGCGAAGACTCATTCCAATCAACACCAACGTTACTCTTCAACCAAGAACACAGCCAATTACCAGTATCTTCATCACTTGGCATGCCATTTGGTGTGTTGTACTTGTAACTCGCTGCTTTCTTGAAAATCTTATCAGAGTTGATAGGAGTATCTCCTCCGATTGCACCACTCTCTATCAATCCACTGTCATTGATGTTGATTTTGTTGTACGGATACATGTTTTGCGGTGCGTTGAAGTATGTGATACGATCCGGTTCAAGTGCTATTTCAGTTTCATATGAACTGTAGTTCAGATTCAATCCAGAATCTTTGTCTAGATGTTCATTCATGAGTATTTTATCATATTCACGATGATCCACATCTCTCAAATTAGGAAATGGATTGTTTCTGTTGGTATTACCCGTGATAGTGAGTTGATTCTTGAGTTGTATGACATCAACCGGCATGTTATCTCGTGTGATGTTCTGATATTGTGACACCAACAGGTAATTGTTGGTCACATCTTGATATGATTTTGTTGTGTTTATGTTCAGATTGTTTGTGTCACCTGAGGTTTGATAACTCACCCAATTGTTGAACAGTTTATGATCAGTTGTGTTACGTATATATGGTATGTATCTGATCACACTCTGTTGTGGATAGCGATTTGTTCCGATATCAGTTGCAGGAATGGCCATCAACACACCTGCGTTGTCAGTGACTGGTGTGACATAATACACCACATTGTTTATATTGATGTAAAATATTATGAATCCTTGATCTTTGTTGATATAATAATTGAATATTTGATTGTCATTCAATGTATCACTCTCATTTGTTTCAAATGTGATCAACACTGTTTGTTGGTCACTTTGTAGTTTAGCAGTCATGTATACATTATTGACATTATCATCATGATTCACACTGGCTGTGGTGTCATCATGTAGTGTTACGCTGTAGTATATAGCGTTATCATTAGTGTCTTGCGCCCATCTATATGTTTGTTTACCTGTGGCGGTAAAAACATGGTCTCCCACGGTTAAATCACTGGTTCTAACACCTACCATGTGATCACGTTCGGTGTCTTGTTCATCTTTTTCGAAAATATAAATGTATGCAGAATTGTTGTCGATTGTAGGGTATGCGTTCGCTAGGAGATATGTTGTGAACTGTTCCGGATACTTGCTTCCGGGTAGATCGATATTGATAATGTCGTCAATTTTGATTTGATCCGTCAGCAACATACTTGATCTCGTGTCTGTTACACTATCCACACTGTACTGTTGTGCGAAAGTTGATTTCAAGCTGATACCATCGACTGGATCTATTGTCTTGTGACCAAACATTAACATGGAGTCATGCTTATCGTCAATTTTTAACGGAGTCCAGGTGCTATTATTCGATATCTCAACATTTTTCATGCGTGTACATGTTTATTTATCGTTGAGATGGTATTGTACCATCTAATGATGGTGTTATATTAAATTAAACCAAGGTTCCGCCTGCGAACATGATCGAGAACAGGTCCATCACCGGGCTGGCCATAACCAGCTTCGATCTCATCACTCGCTAACTGTAAGTCTGGATTCGTCGAGGTGTTTGTGATAATGTCGTTTACACGATTCTCGTCCAACCCGACCTTGCCACCTAATGGAGTGTAATCTACATCTCCTGTCACAGGAGGTATGTTTGAATAAACTGGATCTACTTTTGCCATACAAATACTTATTGAATCATTGCTCAATTATTGAGATTGTGAGTCTCATGTCGTGTATCTTGTTTGTGTTTTCTTTTGGTGAGTGAGTTTCTACAAAGTCAATTTTAGATTGGTTTGATTTGCATAGATCTGAAATAGTATATGAAAATTTAACATAACTATCCCCAGAAAGGACACGATAAGGATAAGGTATTTCATAATTTTTATTGACATTCTTGTTCGTTTGGAGCATGAATTTCACATAATAATCTTCATGTGTGAACAACAGCAACTTGCCTTTGCGTACCGTTTTTTCACCTAGCGAAAAAACAACTTGCTTTAACAACAAGTTTTTAATGCATTGTAATGTGTCAAGTGGTTTATACATCGAAAAAAGATTGTTTTTGCCCGGGAGTCATGGGGTGTATTGTGCTGTTGAAGTATTCCCAAAAATCTCTACCGTCTCCGCTCACAGGCATTTGACTTATCAACTCGCAATTATCAACACTTATGGCACGGTAGTCTTGCTTGAATATATCCCACGCTATTACAAGATTCTTGCTCGCAGGACTGTACTTTGGTGTGGAGAAGCTTGGTTTGTAGTGTAGAGTTTGTCTACCAGGTTCACTTTGTAATATGATCGGGCTATTTGTACATAGCATACGTCTGGTAGCAGGTGCTCCAGGCTTGACTCTGCGCCGCTTGAACTTTATTTCAAGTACATTGTTTTCAAGCAACACACGAAGTGTGCTTGCCCCTACCTTCATTACTCACTTTTAGGCTGACAAACACCGAATATTCTGTCTTCATTTAGAAAACAGCTGTTTTTCACTTTACCGTGACTGGTAATCTCAAGATTACCAACAGCAATGCCTTTGTCATTAGGAAAACATACATGGTCTCCAACTTTAACTAACTGGCAATTAGGCCCGGCTAGTAAAACTTCACCAATTCTCCAGGTGAATGTGCTGGTGTTTATAGGCACCCACACTCCGTTTTTTAAAATTTCAGTGCCTTGGTCGTTACAGTCAACATATTTTACTAGAATGATATCATCTAACACACTGGATAGTTCATATCCGAAGAGATTGAAGTTTTCACTGCTTGTGTAATTGTCGAGTTGAACTGTACCTTTTACTCTGTCACGAAGACCGGCCTGTGCTTGTTGTACAACTGCTTTGGAACTCATAATAAGATTTAATCTCCCGTTGAGATAATTCAAGCCTCTTGGCTAACAATTTTACATTGTCTGGATCTTTATCTGTCTCTTCTGGCTTCTTTTTCTTGATGTAGTGTATTCTTTTGTTTTGTAATCGAGGAAACACACGCGAAACGAATCGATAGTATTGCTGTTTTGTCTCAAACGCACTGTACAGCCAATTGACGGTGTTGTTCACTAGCAACGCCATCGCAGGACTATACATACTCGACCATCGATTGATCATGTATTGATTGAAATTAGATTCATCATCAACATTTTGCATCAACTTGCCACGTTTGGTGAACAAGATGTCGTTGAGACAGTCAAATATGGTCACTTGCTGATTATTTTCGTGGTAGCAAGAAACATGTCATCATTCATGGCGTAGAACATCTCGACAATGGTGTCTTGAAAGCTTTTTATTTGCTGATCATCAAGATTGGTACTGTATGCAAACGCAGGAGCTCGATCACCAGCATTAACATTGATTCCTGTGTGACCCAATGCAGCTCCATCTTTAGTGTAGGTGATACTCACACTGCATTTACCTTTGTGTTGCACGATACCACCTCGAGTGAATTCTTTATGCACGATTAAATCATCTCCATCCACTTCTATTGGAGCGTTGATATATCCTTGCAACACATTTGCAATACCGGTGTTGAACAACCGCTGCCATG